ATCCAGAGTCACATTGCAGACATCGCCGGAGATGCTGGTGATCACGCCAACGCGGTAGCGTGGCAGCCACTTCTGAACACCCGGGAGCAAGGCCGCATTGAAGTAGGTCTGAATGCCGGTCTGGGCAAGCGCAGGAAACAGTGCGCCATCGCGCCGCCGGTCATAATCGGCAGAGCCATTGAAGCCAGGCTGTATGATCACGCCCTGCCCGCCCTCGTCATTCACATCAACCAGGCCAACCGTACCGGACAAATCCAGCGTGTAATCGGCACACCAGGCTTCCAGCTCTCGACCTTCCGGGATCGACTGCAGGAGATTCCTGCGCTTGAGCGCGGCCAGGTTCTCTGAGGTCAGGTCGGACACTTTAATCTGGGCCTGGCGGGCAGCAGATTGCAGCGGCACCAGCTCCCTCTGCAAGTCCACAATCTGTTTTCGGGCGCCATCTACCCCGGCCCGGTAGTCTGGAATCAACAGGTCGATCTTTCGCGCTACGTCTTTAACAGCATCCTCGGCTTCGATCAGTGCCACCTGAGCCGCGGGCAAATCAGTCGCAAGCTTGGCGATGCGCTCGGAAAGCCGGGTGATTTCATCCTTGATGCGCTGAATCGCCAGCTCTTGGCGCACCAGGTAACGCCCCTCCCCCAAGTGCCCCAGAATCACGCCCTTGCTCACCGCTCACCCACCTCGCAGAATTTGTCGTTTTCATTCACGTAGTAGTTAATGAAGTCGGCCTGGAAGGTTTCGCCCAGGGCATCAACCGTCATACCAGGCTGAAGGAAAAGATCGATTTCACAGAAGACCCGGCGCTTGCCGTTCTGGGTGGTCTTCCAACGAACGGCTTTCAGAACCCTGTGTCCCTGCGAAAATGGCAGCCAGCGCCGGCGGCCGGATACGGTTAAGGTACGGGAATAGCGGCCCGCTGCTGGCTGCAAATCCTGAAAAAAGGCGCGCATTATTTCTTCGAAGTACGTTTCCCCCGAAAGTAGCTTGTAGCCTTTCTGGATCACCAGATCCCCATCCTGTCTGGCAGCAATCGCAGCCATGTACTGGTCGGCGGCCGGGATCACCGCCTGCAGGTAGGCCGAGCGGCTGCCAGCCTGATTGGTGGCTTGCCAACTGGAGATCCCGCCAATGACCAGATCATCGAGGCCATTACGGGAACCGGTGATCACCAGGCGGTAGAGCTCCTGAACCTCAACGGGGGGAAGCTTTGCCACCCAGTCCTGGTAACCGGAAACCGAAACATCGATTGGAAACTCGAAATCAAGCGACGCCTCGGCCGGGTTCGCCATGGCCGCGAATTCGGCAGTTATGGGGAGCGTGAAATCCAATTCGACTTCGTAGGTTATTGGCGCAATGTTCGTGATCAGCGGCTCAGAGACGCCCTCCGTAGCCATCGCTGATATTTCGGCAGGAGAGAGCTTTTTGTTCCAGATCCCGACATCCTGAATGATGCCGTCGATAACAGTCTGATCAAGGTACGGGTCACCGCCATCCCAATCACTCGCGCCTATCAAACAGCTATCGGCTGTGCTCGTGGAGTCATAGATTGCAAATTCACTCGCCCCCGGCGCTGAAGCCGCCAGCGAACCATTGATATACAGATCTACGCTGTTTGAATCGCCGACTATTACGAAGTCATACCATTGCCCCTCAACCATTGGGTCAGTAATTGTGGCGCCCTGGCTGCCCGCCAAATAGTCGAAATCGTTGCCGAAAACGTCGAGATAGACACCTTGTGGAAATCCTCGCCCCAGCATCAGGAGCGACAAAGATCTCATGGAGCTGTAGGTGTCCCAGATTTTAGTCCGGTGAAAGTACCGCAGGCGAACCGTGATCTCGGAAAGCTTCGAATCCTGCGCGGACTGAGCAAGCTGGATAACCGCTATTCGGTTCCTGTTAGCATACGCGCCATCCCAGTTGGCACTCAGGTCACGGCCATGCCCCGCTGGCGTGACTACCGCCGTCGCATCGAACTCAGCAGGGGTAAGCCCGCCCAGGGCAATGCACTGGCCATTCCATCCTCCGATAATGTCAGCAACCGTCGTCCCCGCCGTTTCTTCCATTGCCCAGAAGTGGATCAGGCCATCGCTCTGCGCCGCCAATAGATCCGGATACTTCGCCATCAGACAGGCATCCTGACAACGCCGGAGGTCAGCAGCACGGGCTCACCCGCAGCCACTGTGCGAGGATTCACCGTAATCGGCGCCCCATCACCCGAACCACCAGCCGGCAGATACATGATCTCTTCGCCGGACTTGTTGAGGAACCGGGCCCACCCAGCTTCACCACCGGCCGGGGCTGCATCTTCATCAGTCCAGCCGCTAAACGTGATAACGCCGTTGGACTCAGCGCCCACCGCGGCGCTCAACACGAACTCCGCCAGCAAGGTGTCTGAAATGGTGTTACCCATCGCTGCGGGCACGGTACCGGTATACAGCTGAATCTTCGGGTTGGCGCCAGCGCCAGACGCCAGGTCATTCAGCACGGCCTGGGCCAGCGTGGTTCCAAGCGACACGCGAATCTTCATCCATCAATCCTCTTTTCAACCAGAATCTGAATCTGGGCCTCACCACTGCGCAGGGAGAACGGGCCAGGCGCACCCAGAAAGCAGCCCTCCTCCGTGGCAACGATCAACCGGTTGTAGGTCTTCGCCAACCTCATCACCGTTTCTACCTTCTGGCGGTCGATTGCCGGCCAACTGATCGTCAGCGTTCGATCCGAGTCTGAGTACCCAAAGTCAGGAATGGCCGCCAGCCCGTCCAATGTGGGGGTGCGGCTGTTACGGCGCTCGAAGTTGGCTAGCCCGTCTGGGTCAACATCGGTCAGCCAAACATGGCCTTCCAGATCAAACAGGGGTGCGGTTATGGAAACGTTCATTGGTTAAGCCCCAGCAGCATTTCCTCACCCTCTTGGCTGACTTTGACCTGCAGATTGCCGAGGATCTGATACCAAATCGCTTCAAGATGCTGTTCCAGACCAGGGGCATTCACCTGCAGCATGGCGTCACCACGCTGGAGCGCTCGCGTTTTCTCCCGAATCAGTTGCACCTGGGCGTCAGTCAGCTTGCTTTGATCATCCAGCGCCTGCTTCCGGCGTTCGTTCTCTTTGCGGATCTGCGCTGAGATTTCCAGCTGATCGAAGCTGGAGGCGTTGGTGAAGGTTCCGAACAGGTCAGTGATTACCGTGCCGGTGTTCTCGAAGGTCTTTCCGATGGTGTCCGCAATCGCCTCAACCTGGCGGGCATTGGCTTCGACTTCAGCAATGTCGAGGGAAACCTTTGCTTCGATATTGGCGATCCGTTCATCCCGAGCGATCTCCAACAGCTTGAATTGGTATTCCTCAGACTTTTTAACCAGTTCCTCGGTCTTCTTCGCGGTGTCGTCAATGGCCTTGCCAGATTTGACGATGGTGCCCGAAAAGGAATCGATCTTGCCCGTGGTTTCGTCATACCCGAGCTGCAGCGACTTGTTGTTGTCAGAGAGCTCTTTGGTGGTCTTCGAAACGTCTACCAGGGCACCGCCGCTTTCCTCAACGCTTCGGCTGAGCTCCGTCACCGCGTTGGTCACATCACGTTGGGAGCCGGTGAATTCTTCAGTCTTATTGGCGTTGTCCACCAGCTGCTGCGCGAACCGGTTGAACTCCTGCCGTTGTTCTTCCGTGATCGCCGTGGTGTAGCCCATCGTTTGGCCGAGGGTCTTGTTCATTTCCTCGTAGCGGCGACTGATGTTGGCCAGTTCTTCTGTTTCTTCCGCCAGCCGCTTCACCTCACCGGTGGCCGGTGCAAAGCCTCGGGCAATTTCCTCTAACTCTTCAGCGTTGAAGAACTCAAAGAGGCGCTGGTTAAGAGCGCCCAGCTCTTCTTCGAATACCTCGTTGATGAAGGTGCCGAGACTGTAGCCACCAGTCAGGGCCAAGCCGATCAGGCCGCCCTTCCCTGCAGTCGTGGCGATACTCTTCACCGCCCCCAGATTGCCGATCAACGCCTTGAAACCCTGCGCTCCGGCCAGAGCAGTAAGGCCAGTGCCGATGGATTCCAGCCCGCCAGCCAATCCACCGATAGCTGGCAACACGGTATCAATGGCTTTGCCTACGCCGAGCAATTCCCCAACGCTGCGCTTGGTTGTGTCATCCAGAGATTCAAACTTCTCGATCCCGGCGCCGACGGCTTGGAAGAGCGGTTCAAGGCCATCCGCAATACCGGCCGAGATCTGCACCAAGGCGGTGAACGCATCTACCACCCGCTGCATGGCAGACTGCAGGCCTTCGACCGTGGACAAATCCACGTTGCCGAACAGGCCAACAAACAGACCATCCAGCTCATCACCCAGATCACCGAAGGAATTCAGTAGGCTGGAAAGGTCCAGGCCGGCCAGTGCCTCCGGGAAGTTCGCGGCTATGGTCTTCAGCTTCTGATCGATATCCTGAGCCAGCCCTTCCAGCCCGTTCAGGATCGGCGCGAACACGCCATCACTCAGGCGAAGCTCTGAACCAAGGCTGTTGAAGATGCTGGTAATGGATTTGACGATGCTCTGGGTTTCGTCGGTTAGGTTCGAACCGTAGGCGATGAGCGCGGAATTGAGGTTGTTCTGCAGGGTCTGGACGATTCGGCTGAGGTCGGCGGCCAACTCTCGCGATGCTGTTGCAGCTACGCCCGCGTTATCGCTGTATTTACCCAGGTTGTCGGCGAGTGCTTCCGCTGCGTTGCCAGTGAGGGCCAGAAGAGGAACGACGGCTTCCTGGGCTCCAAAGAGCGTCTTAATGGCCTCGGCGCTGCCGCCCGTTTTTTGGGCTATATCATCAAGGAATCCGGCAAATCCTTTGCTCTCAAGCGCCGCAAGGTTGAACTCTAATCCAAGCTCGGCAGCCAGATCTTTGGCCTGCTTGGTTGGCCCAATGACCGCGTTAATGGCTGCTGTCAGACCATTTACAGCTTTAGAGGTGCTGACACCAGTTCGAGCGGTCAGGGTGGCTATCGCCGCCCCCATCTCCTTGAAGGACAGCCCCGCCGAGGCCGCAACTGGTGCGAGATTTCCTATGCTGCTGGAAAGCTCGGGAATCGTGGTTTGGCCAAGCTGTACGGTAGTGAAGAAGTCATCCGCATAGCCGCCAGCTTCATCAGCACTCGAACCAAAGGCGTTCAGCGTGCTTACCAGAGCCTTTGTGGTTTCGCCAAGGTCGGCCTTACCAGCAATCGCCAGCTGTTCAGCAGCTGCAATCAGCTCCAGCGAGTTCTGGTAATCAACACCGGCAGAGATGGCGCCATAGGTGGCTTTGGTGATTTCCTGCAGGGACGCGCTGGAAGTCTCGGAATAACGGAGAATCTGAGCCTGAAAATCCCGGAGATTATCAGCGGGCTGCCCGATGATGGTGGCGATCTCAGCGAACGCTGTATCAAAGTCGTCAGACAGCTTCACGGCGAAGGCGGTGATACCTACGCCAGCGGCCGCCAGCGCCAGATCCAGCTTTACGATGCTGTCGGTTACTCCAGCGAGAAAGCCAGTCACATTACCGGTCTTATCGACCAGGCTGTCCAAACCACGGCCCACTGAGCTGATCGCCGTGCCGGTGTTATCAACGCCGCCGAAAATCAGCTCAACCGTTTTCTTGAGGTCTGCCATGTTTTCTCCGGGCATAAAAAAACCCGGCACATGGCCGGGTTTTCTGAATCCTATTGGGTTAGCGGCACATATTGTCCCGGTGCCGGCGGGCGTCTCTTATTCGTTGCTCATGCCGATTCTTTTCACTTTGGGTATAGCCCTGCAGCTTCTGGTCTTCCCAACGCTCTTCGGCGCTCTTCAGCCGGTCTTCCGCACCCTGGCAGATATAGTCCTTGCGCTCGTCGTAGTCCTGCCGGATTTCAGATACACGTTCCTGGTATCGCTGCTCAGCGGTGCTCTGACTTTCGATTCGGTTTTTCTCTTCAAGCGCCCGGGCGCGGCGAACGATGTCGGATTCAACAGGCTGATCGGACGATGAGCTGGTGGTGTCCCGGATCTTCACTTCCTGCTGCTGGCCAGCCGGCGGCTGGGTACCGAAGTGCGTAACGCCGTTTTCATCGGTCCACTTGTAGACCTGAGCATTAGCCGAGAATGAGAGCGCGACAAGAAGCAATGCAAGAACTCGCATGGCGAACCTCCATGTATGGTTTTCCGAAAACATACCACACTAATTCTTGCTCTGCGCTTCCAGCCACCTGCGCCACAAACACATCTCGGTTTCCGTAAGGTAGCCCTCTGGAAACACATCAGGCCGGATCTCAAACAGAAGCCGGCTGTTGCGACTCGCCAGGGCTAGGCTTGCCTGGATGCCCGGGTCTTTCCAGAGGGCCTGCGCTTTACCTGGGCAACCTTGCCCTGGCCGGTCAGGTCGTAGATGTGATTGGAGACTTCAAGGAAATCCATAGGGTACGCATCGGCAATCCGCACCACATCCGGAAACTTCAGCTGCGGCTCAACCACCGCCATCTGCACATGGGCCAACTTTTTGGCCAGGGCCTTCGGCGTGTCATCCCCCAGGCCGAGCCCGTCCAGCAGCGCTTGTGCCTTTTCAGACTCAGAGCCCGCCAGCCGTTCAGCAACCTTCACCAGCAACTTGCTGTTGTCGGCTTCCTGGTCTGCCCGGGCCAACTCGTCAGCAGTCAGGCCACGAACTTTGAACACCACCGGCACTGGCTGCGAATCATCGCCCTCGCCTTCATAGCCGCCAAATCCGCCAGCGGTAAGCCCAGCCAGGGGAACGTCCTGTTCCCGCGGCTGAAACTTCGCCTTGCGAAACGCGGCAAGGTCGAAATTGCTCACAGTGCTACCTCTTTGCCTTTCTCATCCACGTTGATGGTGCAGGTGGCTACAATTGCACCACCTGCTGGGAAAGTGCGGGCAATCCCCAGGAGACCCTGTTCGATGAAATGTTGTGGCTTGGTCTTGTCGGGGTAGAACCGGAAGTACAGGTTCTGGCCCTGAACGCGGGCGATGGTGTCACTGATACCGTCAGTCAGATCCACAGTGAAGGTGGCGTTGTTCAAGCTACGAGAGGTTGTGTTCTTGACACGCGTGTAAGTGGTCTTACTGGATGAGGAATACCCCACCTCTGAAGGCACGAAATCATAGGCATCAAAGGCTTCGATGAACTCTGGCGTGGCGAAGCTGGCGAACACACCCTTGGGAATATTGCCGGTGTGGATCTTCGGCAGCGCTGAGCTGAACTCAACCGCTCCGTTGATATAATCAATGGTTGGGATTGGGAAGGTGGCGCTTTCCTGGTGGCGGTTAACCAGCTGGAAGATTTCGCCTTGGGCCACCGGGCCGGCAGTGTCGCTGCTCAGGCGCACCTGGCCAAGCTCGATAGAACCAACCGGAATCAGCGGAGGGCCGCCAGCCGCGCCACGGGTTTCCACGAAGCTGGAACCTTCAGTGCCAGCCACGGCGGTAACGTCGCCGGCAGAATCACAGACAATGCTGTTGATCATATGTGTACTGGTGCTGGCCCGGGTAACGGCAACGCTGGCTTCTGCAGCAACTGCCAGCTCCTGGCCGCTCACGAATGCCGTGAACGCAGCAACCGCCACCGCATCATTACCACTGGCCGGGGTACAGGCCGCACCAGTGATCACGCCATCAGGCCGAACCACCGGGGCAAAGCCAGCGGCCTGGGACCACAGCTCTTCGCCAGATTCGAACAGCTGCGCATCACCAGAATCGTTGGTCAGCGCAGTCATAGGAAAAGCATTCTGCCCGCCTTCAAATTCGAGCAGCGCGTTGTCTGTAGACATAATTTATTCTCCAAGTGCTGGAAGCCCGAGCGGGCGTTTACGGACGTTTGGGCACAAAAAAGCCCGCTCGGGGCGGGCTCGTTGTGCGAGGGGTTGGGTTATTGGCTGAATGGGTCACCGTTGGCGGTTTTGAACACCACATCAATGGTCACCGAACAGCCGATGACTTTCAGGCCGGATACTGGCGTGAGCACCATGGCATTTACTTCTGTCATGGACTCAGCCAGGCCGCCCAGAGTGGTCTCAGGATTGCCAGAGGAGTCATTGAAAAGGGCCTGCATCACCTGGCCATACATCGCATTGGCGGCGACAGCGTATGGCTTCGCCGCATCCGCCTTCAGAAACTCAACGACCACCGGCATGGTGTGCTGGTTCGTTCGGTACCGGGTCTTTTCCGTGTCGTGCTCCCCGTCCCACACACAGACAAACTCGTCTTCATCGGCATAGGTTTCACGGCGCAAAACATCAACAGCAGTTAGGCCATCCAGTCTCGCGACGATGGCTTTCACGACCTGCTCACGAATGGTGTCCACTACAAGAATCCTCGATCAATTAGCGCAACCTGGCGTTTGAGTTCACCCATCATTTTCTCCGCGGCAATCTGCTCTACTTTGCCCGCCAGGCCTGGGGTCTTCTCGTAAATGGTTGGAACACCTGGGCCAGACTTCCGCCGATATGGACCAAATCCGTTGAAGCGTGGGCTGTCCACGTTGGGCTCAAACACCCCCGTGTATCGCTCTTTAATCAGGGTCCAGATAAATGCGTGACGGTAACGTTCCAATGGCTGCCCCTTCCAAATTCTGAAGGAGACGCCTTTGGCCGTTTGCCTGGCTTTGTATTCAATCAACGAAATTGGCTCGCCCTTGAGTACAACCTTCGCACTCAGGGCGCTAATGCTGGTCGGATAAACCTTGGTGTGTTCCCGAATTGTCTTCTTGGTGAGATTGGCCTTCTTCGCCATCTCATCAACGCCGGTCTTCTGTCCTTGTTTCGCGCCGAAGTTAATCGAACGCTGGATGGCTTTCCGACTGCTGTTTCGGTACGCAGTCATCAGAGCCCGAACTTCAGCCAGGCTACCCGGCTCAATCTGAATCGTTACCCCGCTCATTCCTCAATCACCACCGCTCGAATGGTATACCCGTCATTGCTAAGCTTTTCCTCCACCACCCAGGACTGAGCGCCCACATCGATCACGTCGCGCTTCTTGAGAGTGCCAACGTCCTCGGTAAGCATTTCCGCCTCGGTTCGGCGTTCCGGGGTTTGAGTCTCGCCAGCGGTCGTGAACTCCACATCACGGGAAAGGTGAACGTGAAGGTCGGGCACCACTTCACCGCCGTTGTACCGCGTCAGCGTGCAAGGTACGCCCTGGCTCTCCAGCAGGCGGCGGGCCGATCGCTTGAAGGTTCTTTCGCTCATAGATCAATCTCCACAAACTGAAACGGCCCCGGAATGGGGCCGCTTGGATTTGCAGAGATCAGCCGGTGAGCTTGACCACTGCGTTCGGGCGGGTGCACAGCATGATTGGGTTGGACTGAGATTCCAGCTCAACACCTTTGTTCATGCGAAGCGGCTCGGTCTTGGAGTAATACGGGAGACCATTGGTACCTACTGTCTCCATGTAGTTGGCTGGGGCGAATCGGCCGATGAACAGATCAGGGACACCTACCGGTACAGCATAGGCCTCATCGTCACCGACGAACTTCACATTGCCGACCTGTCCACGATACTGCTCAAAAATCGCACCGGCGAACTCGAATCCACCCCTAACATCATCGCGGTTGGCAGAGCCCTCCTGCCAGCGCTCATAGGATTTCCGAACGTCATCATGATCCACAAAATTCTTGAAGTAGTTGCGGCCACAAAGCACCCGGACACCGGTGAAAGACAATCCACCAAGCTGGTCCTCAATCTTGTCCAGCAACTCAAGAACCTTCTTGCGCACCTTCGTGGTCGCAGTTCCCAGCACCAGACTGTGAGTGACCTGGCTGATACCAAAGCGACTGAACAGGTCCAACAATACCTTGGTTCCATTTGAGTCCAGAATCTGGCCCTTGACTGCTCCAATCATGTGGTGCTCGAGCGTGGCATCGATTTGCCGGCGATGCTTTGCTTGGCGCTTTGCGACATATGAAGCGACTGCCTGAACCTCGTCCTCTTCGCCAAAGGCCCGAATACCCTGAATTTCGTCTGCCATGATGGTTGAGCTCTGAGGCAAGTGCAGGGTTTCGAACGGAATCATGTTTCGCGGGTCTTTTTCCACGACCAAACCTGGGGCGCCTCGATCAGCGGCCGGCACCAGAGCCAGAGCTGCGCCTTCCTTTTCGATACTTACGTGAGTGGTTGTCACCCCTTCGTTTTCGAAAAGTCCGAGCGAGCCAATTCGGCCAGGAATATGCGGTGTGTCTTGAATCGCCGCAGTCAGCGATTGGAGGCTGAAAGCGTCATCGTTAAAAACGTCCATAGAAGCCATGTCGATTTCTCCTGGTAGTCTGAATTAACGGCAGATGATGCCGGCGGCGGCGAGGTCTGCCTTACCATCGGCGTCGATACCGGTAAGCAATGCCTCTGATACTTCGGCATCACGAGCGATGACGGCCTTCTCCAGATCCGAAGTGGCCGCATCTGCAGCGCTCCAGAGGATTGCGACGGCGGTTTCAGAGCCGTCACTGGCGCCGGCGTCATAGGCGGTGTATTTGTCAGAGGCGGTGATTTTTCCGAGCACCTGGCCGGCGGGGTAATTCCCACCAGTGACCGTTACCTGCTCGCGTGAACGACTGCCGTTAGCTTCTGAGACCAGAAATTCACCGGCGCGGGTTGCTTCAGTAGCCATGATTAACCTCCAGGGTTATCGTTGGTTCAGTTGGTTGTATGCCTTCGAGAAGTCAGGCTGTTTTGCTTTGCCCGGGCCGGGCGTGTGGTGATGATCCAGATCCTGATCAGTCAGGGCTTTCGCCTCGGTGATCGCAGTCCGGAGCATCTGTGTGGGATTGGAGATGTGCTGCATCAGGACATTAGCGTCCAGTCCGCCAGCAGCGGCAATGTCTTTAACTTCTGCGGCGAGTTTCAGGCGAGCCTCAACGGTGGCAAGCGGGAGCTTTTCCTTGGCCATGGCAACGGCCATGGATTCCAGACCAGCCTCGGCACACATGGAGATCACTTCGTCTGCGGTTGCAGCGGCCGGGTTCTTGAAGGCTTCCAACTCAGTCCGCAATTCATCCAGGGACTTCTTCTGCGCTTCAAGCTGCGCCTTGTAGCCGGCTGCTTCGGCCTCGGCAGCGCGGATCTTGCCCTGCATTTCGATCTGCTGCCGGAACTGGGCTGGGTCTGCACTGGCCACGGCTTTCAGCTTGGCGTCTTTGTCAGTCGCGAAGCCCCATTCAATGGCTTCGTCAGCGCCCATGTATACATCGCCGCGATCCAGCAGTTCGTTGATCTCGTCGGCCGACTTCCCGGTGCTGGCGACGTACGCATCAACAATGGCGTTATCGATCGCAGCAATGCCGGCAGCATGCTCTTCCAGTTCCTTACGGCTGTAGAAGCCCATCATCAGAGTTGATGCACGGTGAGTCATGATGCTTGTGCCAACGCCCATGGTCCGGGTGTCGCCACCGAGCATGATCACCGTGGCAATACTGGCCGCCATTCCGGTGACCCGAACATGAACTTCCGCATCATGGTTTTTCAGGTAGTTCATAATCCGAACGCCTGAAGCTACATCACCGCCTGGGCTGTTCAGCTCCAGATCAATGCGGTCCAGTTCGCCGAGGGCATCCACCGCTTCGATGAACTCGCGGGCTGGCTGTTCGCCGGTGAAGTCGGCCACCCAATCCGGAGCCCAGTCCGAACCAATGGCCCGGTCAATAACTACCTTGGCCGTCCGGTCACCGGAAGCCTGTGCTTTGAACCATGGCATTGTTTATTCCTCTTCGGTGAGCTCCGCCTTGCGGAGCATGTCTGACTTGCGTTTGCGTGCGTTGACGTTGGCCTGCTGGATATCCTTACCGCGATAACCACGCTTGGCGGTGGCGGCGTCCAGGCTTTCCAGGTCGTTCTCGATTTCCTTCACGACTGCGTTAACGTCTTGCTCGGGGTGAATGTGCGGCCAGCGCTGGGTGCGCCAGTCACGGCGGTTGTAGTCGTCATACCGCTCGGCATAGCCCGGGGCGCGAACAGCACCGGTCAGAACGGCGGCATCGGTGAACCAGAACCCAACCCGCTCACAAACCTGATGGATGGCCAGATGGTCCTGGGCCATTTCGATCTCGCGGCGGTATTCGTTGATCATTGCCCGGTACACACGATCATTGATGTTCTTCCAGTCACCGGTCATCAACTCATAGAGCGACTTGGTTCCGGCAGCGATGGCCAGCAATTGCTGGCGCTGGAAGTCGGAATAGCCGGCACCGGTGTTGTCGCCATCGAACAGAGTGAGCTTCTCGCCGGCGGCGCCAGTCAGCACAGTGCCGGGCTGGGCGTTGATTTCCGGTAGCGGATCGTCCTCATCCACCGGCTCACCGGTGACCGGGTCGAACTTCCAATCGGCATCGCCGGTGTAGTCCTTTGCCAGAAAACCAGTGAATGGTGCCCGGGTTTCCTTACGCACCAGTTCGCTGTCTTCGTAGCTGTCATAGGTCTTGGCCCGAAGTAAGGCCTGAACTACGTCCGGCTCTCCCCTCACCTGCCCGGGGCGAATCGGCAGATAGTGGTGAATCACCTGGCTTGCCGGAACCCGGATGGTTTGGCGCGACATCATGCTGCCGTCCGCATCCTGCGGATGCTCGGTATACATGTGGTAGGCCACGCGCTGACCGCGCTTATTGAACTCGATGCCGGCGATGATGCGGTTCCCGTTCGGGCGGGTTTCGTTCATCGTCTCCGGCACATGGTCCGGTTCGATAACCTGCAGCTGAATCGGAACGGCCATGCCAAACGATGCCGGCCGGGAGCGCAGCCGGATGAACACTTCGCCCGCGCTGCGACGACTCCGGCAGGACTGCGCCAGTTGGCCGTAGAAATCCAGTACGCCGTCCGGGCTGGACATTCCCGTCCATGGCGTCCAGAGGTCAGACAGCCCTTCGTTGAACTCGTCGTTGCTGGACTCGAACAGCGGTGTGATACCGGTGCCGATCTCATTGGCCACGTTGCGGCTGATGGCGCGCTCAAGCCATGGGTTATTCCGGTAGGCTTGGCGGGCCCGGTTGCGCAGGGTGTTCAGGCTGCCGTTCAATGCGCGGTTTGGGCCAGTGGCGGGGGCGCTCCATCCGGAGGCCCGGCGGCCCTGGGTTGCGCCTTCATACGCCTGAGCTTTGAACTGTGGCACTTCACCAGCGCGAACACGGATTCTTGGCTTGGTCACCTTAAACCCCCTTGTTCACGTTCAGGCGAACCCCGCGCTTGGGCGCTTTGCCGCCTTTTGCATCGAGCGATTCTTGAATGTGTTGCTTGGCTCTCATCAGTTCGTTGATGGAGCGGTACCGGACGCGCTTTCCGTCCGCAAACTGCACTTCCAGCTCGCCGGTCGCAATCGCGTCATTGATTGCTGTCAGATCGTCCTGTGTAAATGCCATCACTGAAACCTGATTCGGGAGCGCCGTTTCTGGCGTTGAGCCGGTGGCACTGTTGATTTGCGGGTTGCGGAGCGTTCGCCATCGGCCTGGATCTCGGAGTTGTTGTCCCAGTCCCGGGCCCACGGCGGGGGCGATGCCCAGTTGATCTTGTCGTAGCCGTAGAGCGTGGCCACCACATCGGCGTACACACAGAGGTCGAAGGCTTCGTTGGGCGCCTTGCCTGGCTTCTGCCACTTGCCGTTGGTCAGTCGCTGTTCGTACGTCAGCTCGTCAAAGAACCATTCACCCAGCCAGTCCGGGAAATGGAAGTAGTTCGGGCCGGGCTCTTCTCGCTCAAGGGCGTTGCTGATCGTGTCTTTCACCAGGTTGGTGTTGATCAGGTACAGCGGTACATCGCCCTTGGCGTTGGCGTGTCGGTCTTTCCGACCGGTGTTGTCTGGCCAGGTTTCCTTAACCCGGGGCGCCGAGCGGGAACTGCCGCCCTTCAGTAGCCGCACCTTTCGGTGCAGGCCCTGGCGTTTCAGGATTCGGTAGAACTGGTATGCGCTTTCAGTAACCGAGGCGTGGCCGCCGTTCTTGCCTTCACCACCAGTATCGATGCCAGTAGCCAGCACCGGCATTTCACGGCCACTGCCGTCCGTCAGCGGATACTTTCGGGTGATCACGTGGGTGATCAGCAGGTTCCAGTCCTCGATATGGCCTGCAGGATCAATTCGCAGTTTTTCACCGTTGTCGTCGGTTCTCTCCGACATCCGAAGGCTAAACCGGTCGATAACCCAGCGCTCCCGGTGTTCGCCGTAGCCAAACACCTGGACAACGAAGCGGCGCTTCTTGCCGCCCTGCACGTCCACTGAAGCAAACAGGCTGCGAACACCTTCCGGCACCACACGCTCACCGAGAGATTCCGCACGCTCCTGAATGGCATCGCGGCTGCGCACGTTCTCCGCTTTCCGGTATTGGTACGGCCTGCCCCAATCTGTGTTGATCGTGGTCTTCAGCTTTTCCTGGCTGCCGGTCTGTTCGTAGACTTCCTCAGCCTGCTTGAGCTTTGCCGCCAGGCTCTCCCAGGTCTGGAATGTGGCTGCTGGGCCTTCCATCCAGAAACTGGCAATTCGGGTTTGTCGGGGCTCCCCGATCAGCTCACCGGCTGGCGTCAGGCTGCAACCTTCCGGTATCCATTCAGCCCGGGCGTTGAGCTTTCGCTTGCCTTCGGCAACCACGCCGCAATGCGGGCAAAACGGCTTCGCGGCATCGATGTTGAAGTTCTCAAGGATTGGCTGGAACCATTCGTCACAGCTGGTGCACTGCCAATACAGCCTTTCCCGGGTGCCAAGGTTGTAGAGCGCAAGCGCACCCTTGGTCGGTGGCGCCAGATGCGGCCGTTCCGGATCCGGCTTCCAGTCTGCATCTGTAATCTCCCAGCCCGGAGAGGTCTCAACCAGAGTCATGCCCGAAGACATAAAGGTCTGGGTCCGCTTGGATGCCAGGCTGAACGGGTCGCCCTCGCCGTTCAGGTCTTCGTCCAGGCGGTCGTAATCCGTGAGGGCCACGAACCGGTAATCGGAACTCGATAGAACGTTAACCGTGGGCCACTTGATGCCGAGGTAGTTTCCGGCCTTGAACGTTTTGTCGTGGACGTTGTTGTCATGGCCGTGCGGACTCATCAAATCCGCCAGCTTCGGTGAACTCCGAAGCATGCGGTCTATCCGCTTCTTGCTGTATTCCCGGGCCTTATCCTCGCTGATCTGAACTATCAGCATATCGCCGGGGTCGCAGCTGACCACGTAGGCCACCCACCCATCCAGCAGGCAGTTGGTTTTGCCAGAACGGGCCGGACCAATAAAGATCACCGCGTCATACTTCCGGCTGGACAGACAGTCCATTGGCCGGTTCATATAGGGCGTCAGGTCTTTGCGGAACTGGTCGATCTTGCCGCCGCCGTCCACCACCTTCATGTATTCGACGGCGGCATCGCTGACATTGATTCGACGGGGCGCCTTGATGAGTTCGGCAATCTGGCGTTTGATCTGTGAAGCACAGGCCAGTGAGCTCACTCTTCGTCGTCCTCGTCTTGCATTATCCGTAGGTACATCTGTTCACGCAGCGCATCCACGCTGTCCTGAACTCTGGTGATTGCTTCCGGAGGCAAATCGCAGTCACGCTCGAGAATGTCCGGCAGGCTATCCAGCGTGGTGGTCACCGCCTTGGCCAACTTGCTCATCTCCAGGTGGACTTCTTCGGCTGCCAGCAATTGGCGAAGCTCTTTCTCAAGCTTTACCCGTTCGTTCTCCGACTGATACCAGGCTTTCCGCTCTGAGGGCGGGAGGTTCGACGGGTCGTCTTCCGGATCGAACAGAACGTGTTCAGAAAACAGGGCCGGCCCAACGTCCCGAAGTGCGTAGGTGGGATAGCCGTTCTTTTTGCCGCTCGGCGTTATCCGACTGTCTTCGAGGCGGCGAGCAACAGTCTTGCGGTCCATGCCGAAGGCACGGGCAATCTGACTGATCGACCAGTTGTGCGCATCAGCAATGCTGTTGACTTCGCCTGCCACATCGTTCTCGCTCGTTGCCTCGGATACTCAGATGAATCAGATTTAAGTGATTGTTTTTACAGGCACAAAAAAAGACCTCTGGTGAGGCCTCATACGGCGCCAAAAATTTTACGAAAACCGCGTGGTTGCACCGTCCCCGCGGGGTTTTGCCGGCCCCAGGGTCCCCGGAGATTTCCGGCGAGGTACAGCCGGGGCGGGCTTCAAAGCTCGGGCGGGCACTGTAATCTTCACGCCGACACCACAAACTCGGTGGGGCCATCGGAAACGCAGCGCACCGCAGTCACAACTGAGGCCATCACAGCGCTTGTGAATGTAGAAACATCCCCGGCATCCCAAGGACGAGCCTGGGGGGAGCCGGTTTCCAAATCCTCAACCGTGGCCTGGGTCCACTCAACGCGCGCGGATCCGCTGGAAGGCGCGACACTCAGGCAAACATCACCAATACCGGAGGGAATGATTAGCCAGTCACCTGTGGCGGCGTTCACTGTTTCGGAATGGAAATAGTGCTGCTTTGCGTCGGCATTGGTTTCAAAGGTTTCGTCTGTCTGATCAGCTGTAAGTGTGTTCACTGGCATGGCGAATTACCTGAATAGTGGCTTGAACAATGACTTTTCGAGCGCTGAGAACAGGGAGCGGAACAGGCCTTCACCCTCAACCACCACGCTGCCATCCGAAACGGTTATGGTCCGGTCGAACTGATAGTCTTGGCCGGTCTCAGGAACAAACACGCCCAGCGTGACCGTGGTTACACCGTTGGCCACCGGGGTGGCATAGCTGGCAACGTCCTTGTGGAAGCCATCGTCAGCTTCCAGGGCGTTCCAGTTGATGGTGACCACAGAAGCGTTGGCATCCGCGATCACCTTCCACTCATAGGCCTGAGTGGTTGCGTAGGCGTTGGGATAGCTCAGCGAGTTTTCGCTGTACTCCGCCTCAGTCGCTGGGTGTGTCAGCTGGTCCCGGTCGTAGCTGTTGGCGTAAGCAATCGTTGCGCCAGCAGTGGTGCCATCAACGCTGACCACCAGATCGGCCGTGTCATCGTCGGCGATCAGGGGTGGTTCGTAGCTGTAGGTTTCGGTACCGGCCCCGGTGTTTTCAGAAACAAAGGTGATGTTGCTGCCGGCTTCACCGTTGATGGTGATGCCTGTTGGCGCATTCTCGTTGCCGGAGAGCGTGAAAGTGGCTGGCTGGGATTCGTCGGTTATGTCGTCGGCAGTGGTGGTGATTGAGGGACCTGAAGCACCCCAGGCTGCATTCAGATCAGCAAAGCCAGTAAGTGTTCCACTGTTACCCAGCGCGCCACTATCGTTTACAGCGTCCCCGGCTCCCTCATCAAGCAAATACAAACTTGAATTAGCCGGCGTCTCAAGATCAGTCAAAGCTACGGAATGCAGCACTGCACCTGCAGGAAGAAACTCGCTTACCCCGCCGCGAGAGCCCAGGTGAGTTACCGTGTAGTCAACAAGCTCTTTTCCCGCATCGAAAGTGAGGGTTTCTGAAGGGCTCGCGGCGTCATCAAAGTAAACTTCAACCGAATTGCTGGCCACCACCCGCAGAGCTATCTTTTTGACGACTTGGTACGCAACGCCAGTGCTCAGATACTTAAATTGGACGCTGGAACCCGCCCCTTCATAATTGAAAGCGTAGTTATCATTCCCAACGCGGACTGCACCTTTATTGTCATTCTTGCCAATCAATGAGGCAAAAACGTTGTAGCCAAGATCACCCGGGAACTCGAATTCGATTTCAACTTCAAAGTTCAATGGATTCGACGGTTTCCACGGCGAGACGAGAACAACCGTTCCCACTCCATCGAAATAGAGTGCCATTAAATGCCACCTCTAATCAGGACGCCTTCTGAGTGCTGCGTATCGTCGTTAACAACAAATGCGTAGATTGAATCAGCCGGAGTAAAGTTGCCCTCTTCGACCTCAAATATAATGTCAGCTGGAACCCGGGATATTTGCTTCTGGACTACCAACTTAGTGCAGTCATCCATGATCGGAGCGTTACCCAGCTCAACCCTCTCAGCGGTGTTGTTCACATAGATACAGTCCACCCATGCCTCCATCCCCGGAATGCCAAGCTGCCCATCTGGGAGCATGGCGTAGGCGAAGTCCTCATTTCCGTATTCCACTTCTGTGCTATGGGCTTGTGGTGCTAACCAAGAAAGGGATGGATTTGCATCTCCAGCACTGGCGATGTAGGGGTGCTCAACCGGGATCTGCCTGTTCGTCCTATGTTCAATGATTCGGCCGAACCTTCGCCCGTTAGAGTTTGTAATTGGATCAGGCACTTCACCGTACATGACAAACCTGTTCCAATTCTTGTTGAGCTCCCTGGGGGCTGCACTCCGAGACCAATCAGCGCCAGTGTCCGGGTCTATAAACGTGCCTTTATCATTGTCCCAAGCTTCAAGTCTTATGGCCGGGTTGTAGCGGTCGTCTACGCTGATGATCTGAAGATGGAGTTGTGGCTTTCCGTTGTAAGTGCCAACTCGACTACAGAGCCTGGACAGTTTGACTTGAGGCCCGTACTCGGTGATATCCCAGTTATCCAGGTTCAGATATGCATGAAAGCTGATGAATAATTTCTTTGACCGGGCCGGAAGAAAAATATTCTGATTTCCTGCCAGAAATGACTGCTGGTCACCATCAACAAACTTTGCCTTCAGGCTTGCGCCAGACTTTGAAAATGACCTGGTAGTGTCGTATCGATAGGTGTCCAATCCGGAATATCCCGAAGGAAGCCGGTTACCGTCAAAACCAACAAGCTTGTCGGCCAATTCTCCGTTTCTTGAGGGGTCACCAGTGATGTATTCGACCTGCCCGTTCATTTCCGCGCTAAAGGAACCAGACAACGTTATTTCATTGCCTTGAGCGAACGTTCCGGAAAAAGAGTTTATAACCGGCGGCCCTATGGGTTCCGGATTCTGCCCCCCTTGCCCCAGCGTCAACAACAATTCACGAGTGGGCAAAATGCTGGCCGGAGATGCAGAAGTTGTCATGAAGCACCTCGTCGAGTTTGCATGGTGTGAGCTCGGCTTAGAGCGTCAGGTTTTTTTCCACGTTCAGCTGAAACATGAGCCTATGCGGTTGATTTCAAACGGTTGGCGCAACTCTTGCTGATTGCCAGTCTCTATGGAAATAACCAAGGACGACTACATGAAATGGTTAGTAGCTCTGATGGCTTTGCTGTCGTTTTCTGCTCAGGCAGCATTGATCGAATACACTTATGAATTGACGACAGCGAAGATTGGATCAAGCTCAACGGAGCTGCGGCCAGGGACAGCCCAAATCGTCGTTAACACCGCCACCGAAACCCTTAACAAGTACTCGTACCAAGACGAGTTCGGCAATTTGATTAACTGGTCAGGCTCAGTAACACCGATCATTGCCTTCTTCAATTTCGGCCAACCAGGGTTCCAACTAATGTCAGTTGCCGCCACTATTGGCTTTCCGGGAACCCCATATTTTGGATTTTATCTGGAGCATAACCCGCAAATCTTTGAGGGGTCTGGGCTCAACTATCTGGACACAATCAATATTGAGTCCTATTTCGAGGTCAATCTCGACGATGACGGTTTCGAATACTGGGGCGACGTTAAGTCGGCAACGAAACGCGTCATTTCAGTTCCCGAACCAGCCACCCTATCCCTGCTTGCGCTTGGTCTAGCGGCTATCGGTCTCAGGCGCCGACTGGTTTAACTGGTTGACTCGCTCGGCCTGGTCTTTGTCCCAGGCCTGAATATCATCCTTGTCACCTTCGCAGGCCAGAGCCACGGCTTTCACGCGCTCAGCCCAGCCGGGGCACTGGTCAATCTGCTTTGAGGGCGCCGGCAGTTCACGGTCAATCAGATACTCTGCCGGTACCGCTTGCCGGACGTACTCGGTCCGGGTCAGATACTGTGTGCTGCCGCATGATGTCAAAAACACCATCAGGCCACAGGTACTCAGGGCCGCTACAAGGCGCATTCTTTACCAGCTCCTCCAGCTCGGCCACGGTCTGGGCCAGCTGATTACTCAGGTCTTGCTCTCGTTTGGCCCGGACAACCGAGCGATCGTTAAGCCAACGAATGTCGGCCTGAAGTTGATCGATCTGTTCCAGGTTCTTTGTGTTGGTGATATTGGCCTGTTCCATGGCTTGCGTCAGCTTGGCGTTTTCGGCCTTCTCGGCGTCAAGCGTCTTCATCAGCGCCCAGATAGAGCCGGCCATCACGAATACCAGCACAGCAATACCGCCGGCCAGATAGGCGCCGGCTTTGGTTTTGAGGGCATGAAGGATCATTCCTTGCTCCGATGGTGCTGGTAGAAGGCAATCACCGTTGCCAGGATGCCGATAACGGCCACCACCACAGACCCGCCAGCCGGAGTCAACGTGCTCAGAACCTCGGGTTCCGTTGCCCGCTCAACAACAACCGTGATCAGCACGATGGCCCAGATCAGAGTCAGCCGCCGAATCAGCTTGTGCTTTTCAATCAGGTCAACGAGATTTGCCACGATACTGTGACTCCAGAGCGTCCAGCCGGGAATGAATCATCTGGTCGCGCAGTAGCTGCGTCTCTTTGGCGGCTTCGGCTTCACGCTTGGTTTGGTATTTGTCGAACCGCTCATCCATCGCTGCGATAGTCGATTCGATGTTCTGGATTCGGTTCAACACCACACCCATAGTGCCAGTGAGATCGGTGATCCCCTTCCCAACCCAGATAATCGCGGCAAGTATCAGGGCGGCAATAATGCTCTGTCCGTGACGTTCCCAGGTTGTCACTGAATCTCGGGTCATGGGCACTCCATCAGGAAGGGGCGGATTTCAAGGCGCCAACTCTCGCGGCCATCAAGAGCACCCATAACCTGAGCGAATGCCATGCGGGATGACGCGACGCCGGACTTCCATTGGCCGTCAGATGGGTCTTTGATAATCATGTATTGGAGGCCAACACCGATGCAGCCCTCAAAATTCCGAGGCCAGTTGCCGGGGTGAATCATAATGAACGTGCGCCCAGGCACATGAGTGACTTCCCAGCCTTCCAGATAGTCACCGCCGGACGTTCGCTCAACTACTGGAGAGCGACGCTTTTCCAGCGTGTAGATGCCATCAGGAATGCATGACTCGAACGGCTTATTGCCCAGCCAGGGACGCTCGACTGTAAAAACCACTTTGCCATTGGGCAGCTTGAGGCGACCAAACGTGCCATCGGGCGCGTAAGAGAACCGCTCCAGAATGACTTTCGGCATGGCAACCTCCAGAAATAAAAAAGCCACCGCAAGGGTGGCAGGGGTCTGCTGGCGCGCAGATCGTCAGGTACGCAGTAACAAAAAACCCGCCATTTGGCGGGTTTTGTAGGTCTTCAATTCACTTTCGGCGCCTGGCCGTTAAACCAACAAGGCCTAAACCAAGGAGAGCCAGCGTAGAAGGTTCCGGAACAGAGACCGGCTGAGCTGAACGGACCAGAGCAACGCCCATGTTTGGATCTGCATAGTCCAACGGCACATAGGAAAGGTTTAAAACAGCGGCACCGTCAAAGTTTGCATTCGGGATGTACACCTGCCCCCACCTAACGGGATTGTTTTGATCCGCATTGGTCCCGTAAACCACTCGCGAGAATACTTGATCATCCCGATAACTGTATTCCCAAGTCTTTCCGAAAAACTGGACAAAATTTTGAGCCAACGCAATTTCCTGAGCGTCAAACCGGCCCAAAATCACATCCTGAATGACATTGGCATTCGGATCCCAAGAATAAAAACCACCACCAAAACCCCATTGACTGAAAAGGCCAGTCATGTCTGCCAGAGACGCCACTCTCCAACCAGCCTGGTAGTAGGAACTGTTAGTGTCCGTTACGTCGTTCCAGCTTAGGTTTGTCGTTGCATCCCACTGCAACCACTCCAACCCACCACCAGTTACGATATTGGTGTTGGTATCCAGCGTATAGCCGTTATGGGTAATCAAACTCGCCTGCGCCCCGCCTCCCACGGACAGCGCGAACAGAAGTGCAATCATCCTTTTCACAAGAACTCTCCCCGAATCTGTGTTTTTGGTTGTGCAGCCTCGGTAAAGCAAATATCAATCCGGTGTCGGTAGCTGCCTGAAGCCAAAACAAAAGTTCGGGGGCGGGATTACACCCCGCGAGAGATCCGTTAAAAAACTCGACATAAAGCGAGATTGGCTGGGCTCAATCTAAAAACAGGCGAAAGAGCACAAAAAAACCGCCAGCTCTTTCGAGGGCGGTTTCTTGTGGGGCAATACTTTGAAGTTACTGATCAGTGTATTCGTTTGTGACCGGTTGTCAAGCAACCTGACTGATCTGTTGTAGAACATTCTCGATCTGCTGATAAGCGCGGCTCACCCGCTTACGGTAGGTGTCCTGGGACAGCCCCAAAAGCTCGGCGCAGTATGCTGTGGTGTAGGTGATCTCCAGCCGCTTCTCATTGAGAGGGTCGATGGCCACAACCCGAGTTTTTCCGCGCAGGAGCTTGTCCAGGCACACCGCCTCCTGGTGGTCTTCCGCCAGCTGGCCGACGATGCTGTCTGCCTCAACCATCCGGCTGGTCACTTCCTGGAAGCGGATACGATCGACTTTCGCGGCCAATGTGCAGAAGCCACTGAAACCAGAACCCCGCGGGATCTCTCCGTGCGACTGGTAAATGCCCAGAATGTGCCGCCCCTCATGGGCGATATCATCAACCCGGCGGATAGCCAGCAGGTAATCGATGAAATTATCAACCACGGCCTCGGCCTTTGCCCGCAACTCTCTCTGCTCTGCCGTCTTCCGGTTCTGCTCAGCCATTCGATTCGCCCTCGCCCTTTCTCTCATTGATCCAGTCAGCCCGCCAGCCAACATACCTATAATCGTTCACTTCGCTTTTGTACTGCCTTGCCGCATTCCTGGTGATGGATTCGTAGACTGCTGGCGGATACTTCTTCTGCAACTCCGCCAGCCTGGCCTTGTAAGCTTCACGGTCTCCGGTGTGCGCCAGATCGATCAACTTGTTGGCCTCACGATGCTCTGGTCTCACTCATTGCCTCCATGAGCTCTCCGATGACCTTCACCGCTTCGCCGTTCTTGATCAGCTCACCGGCCGTCCGGTATATCGTCCAGCCCATACGCTGGGCTTCCTGGTACTTCTTCAAATCCTCAATGAAGCCCTTGCCTCGCGTATGACGCCCACCTACCCAGGCACCGCCCTCCACTTCCACCGCCAGCATCAGATCAGGCCAGGCGAAATCGAAACGCCAATCCTTCAGTCCGGAATCCGCCAGCCTTGTCCGGACACCAGGGCCGGTACCGCCCGTTGCCTCGGCAGCGAACCGATATTCCCGGACCGGGACCGGAAGCTTTCTGGCTCGAATGTGAAAAGCCAGGGTCCGTTCCAGCTCACTCATGCCGCCACCTTCACGAACTTGTACCCCTGCTCTACCAGCAGGCGCTGTGTGTTGATCACCCCTTCCAGGTGGTACAGATCACGCTCGGCCCGGGTGTGGGTCTTCACGTAACCACCATCCAGCCATTCGTGACAGGCGCTGCAGGCATAGGCAGCTTCGTGATCATGGGCTTTCAGGGCCAGACCTGCGCCATTGAGGTGGGCCAGTACCGTGGTGGACGAATCCCCGTTGCAGATGAACGGCACCCGAACCTGGCAAGGCTGGCCATTTGCGCTCTGGCGAATGGGTGTTGCCTTTGGCCGGCTGGAACGCTTCATCGGCGCCCTTGCCTTGAACGGAGTCTTGCGTTTAATCGGGCCGCTGCGTTTCATTCTGCTCAGTCTCCCCGGTAGTAGGTGCCCATCGGGCCGTGTTTGTTCTCGGTGGGGCTGGTGTTCACCAGCTGGCTGCGAAGCCGGTCGATCTCATCCTGTTGATCGTTGGCCTTCAGCCGGAGCTGCAGAACCAGATCCTCAAGCGCCAGCGCCTCACCGGTCGCCTTGTCCACCACCCCGCCAGCGTTGCAGTCCGTACAGGGCATTTCGTAGAACATGGGCTTCACCACTCCCCTGCCGTGGCAGGCTGGGCACTTCTTCAGCTCTACCCGCTGCCGGCGGAATGAAGGACCTAATCTCTTCACGCAGCCTCCGGTTCTGGTGAATACCCACCAGCGTTCAGCCGGAACAGTTCAGGGCCATCCTCGCGGCCAACCATCAACACCATTCCGCTGTCCGCCAGCCGGTGAAGCGATGCCCGGGAATCCTCGGCAGATTCGCTGATGCCGATCGCCACGTTGCAAACGGTCTGGGGCGGCTGCCCCACCAGGAATTCCAATACCCTCTTATCGAAGGCCCGCTGTTCAGTCAGGCTTCTCACGGTTTCAGCCCTCCATCCAGTTGACGTACTGCTTCAATCCGGGATTCCAGCCACTGGCCATAGCGCTCGTCGGTTACAGGAACCAGAGGGGCGGTGCAGGTGCCGAGCGGGCAACCTTTGCAGCCCGGGTGCTTCTGGCAATGGTCGATAACGTCCTGTGGCAACTGGGTCATGCCTCACCTCCCTGTCGGAAAGACTGCCAGTCGAAATCGTATGCCTTACCTCCACTCTCACGCAGGCGATCAACCACACGCTCGCCCAGACAAACGCTGAGGTCATTGGCGGGTAGATTGGTTACCACCACGGTGGGCTTTTCCAGCAGGTACCGGGCATTGATTGCTTCATACGCCACGGTTTGCTCGAACTCTGTGAAGTTCTGCATGCCAACCTCATCGATCACCACCAGCTCCGGTTTGGCGAAATCGTCGTAAACATCCTGCTCGGTGTAGTCTGCTGACTTCCGCCAGCTGCCCTTCACTTCGCGAACCAGCTCGGCAAAGGTCCAATAGGCTCCTGGCTTGCAGGTCCGCAAGATCACGTCACGGAGCAATGCACACGACAGGTGAGTTTTTCCGTTGCCCACATTGCCAAGAAGAATCAGGGACCGACCTTCATGCTTACCGGAGGCCAGCAAATCGGCGTACTCCTGAATTTTGCGAAGCACGCTGGCGGACTTGCCGTTGGCAGGCCTGTAATCACTGAAGCCCTTGTTGGCGAAGCGCTTTGGGATGCCGCTCTGGGCAACGTACCGTGATGCCTTATGGCGCATCATCTCCAGCTGTCGCTGACGCTCTTCCTCCCGCATTCGAGACTGAAGCGCTTCCTCGGCGCATTCAGGACAACCCTTCCAGCCTTGTTGAACCCGGCCTTTACCGCTGTGGTGGATATCGATGAAGTTGCCATGCTGAGGGCATTCACCTTTTCGCCGATCATCGATACCCAGGATGTGATCCATCTGATCGTCGGGCTGACCAAGCAGCTCAGAAATTAGCGACCCCATCGGGCACCTCCTGTTTCAGACCTTTGCTGTAATCGATCTCACCGAACCCGGAATGCCGGGGGCGCTCCGGGAAAGGCTCAGGAGGTGACCACTCGTTTTCGAATTCGCAGGATGGCCCGAAGAAGCGCTGGGCCTGCATGACGTACTCTGTGTTGGCTTTGCCGGTGGACTGACAAAATCTCGCGTAGCGGATAACGCCCGCCAAGATCACGGCAGGATCATGGCCATCCTTGGTTCGAGCCTTCCAAGCCTTGAAGGCCTGGCGCTTCGGATTGCTTCCCGGGCGTTTTGGATATTTCCCCCAGGCAAGTTCGAACTCCTGAGGATATGCCTGCTTTTTCTCAGCGTCGTCACCCGCCAATGACTCATCCCGATTCGGCGCATCGCTTGCCGATGTGCCATGTGTGTTTATGGGTTCAGGATTCAGAGAATCAGGATTCAGAGAATCAGGGCGATTTCTACCGTTATGACTTTGTGGGTCTACCGTAGATTCACCGTAGGTCTCCGGTAGGTCTACAGTAGGTTTACCGTTATCGTTCGGTAGTTCTTTGTCCTGTCCACGGTGATCATCAGTCGGTGCGGCGGTAGGTTTACCTGTGGCGCCCTTCCCTTTAACGGGCTCTCGGGCCGCCTTCTTCGGGTTGCCCACCGTGTCGTAACCGGCCTTTCCCGGTAGTTCGCTGCGCTTCTCCGAATGGTGAGGCGACTGGTGCTCGGCAAACTTCGTGATCAGGATGACTTTCACGCCCTCGTATTCGTAACGCTCCAGTAGGCCGAGGGCGCAAAGCTCCTGCAGGCCTGCTTCAACGTTCACGTTGTCGCAAGGGAACAGCTCCATCTTGATGCGCTTCGGGCGATCCTCGAGGCGTCCCTCACGATCCGCCAGCATCCACAGCCCGATGAAAAGCAGTCGGTGCTCGAAAGCCAGGTCAACCAAATCTTCATTCTTCCAGAAGCCCGGTTTGATGTTGCGCGCTCGCATTACGCGGCCTCCGAATTTTGTTCAAACAGCAGGTGTGTGTATTTCCCATCCCAGTCCCGGCGCATTTCGAGTTTGCCCTGTTCGTACTGGGAATAGAGCCACGCAGCGCCTTTCTGAGTAAGAATCACTTTCTCGCAGGGGCGATCATCACGGTTCAAGGTGCGGCGTTCGGTAAAAAGCCTGTCTCGATAAGGCGCCGCGCTCCGGTACCCATGACGAGTTTTCAGGAGCCTTTTGCGCTCAACCAGGAGGGGCTGAACCCGGTTCAGGTTGACGCCGTTTAGCATCCGGCAGAACTCAACCGGCGTTAGCCCGGCCCTCAGATTGGCCGCCAGATCGTTGCACACCTCATTCAGGCGGCTGGCTTCCTGTCGGTAGTGGTTGACCTGAGAGTTGAGGTCCTCGATAACTACCCGAGCATGTGGGCTGAGGTTTTCCAGCCATGCGGGCATGGAACGCTGCTGCTCCAGCTCGTGCAGGCGCTTAATTACCTTGTGCCTGAGCGGGATGCTGTAGCCGGTAACCAGGGTCTCGGTTAGCTCTTTGTTCAAGTGGATGCAGGCGGTATATCCGCGGCGATCCCTTTCTTCGTGGACATGACGCAAATCTGCGTCATCTTTCAGAGCGTCCAGCATGGTCCGGATATCTCTGATGACATCACCGTGACGCTTACCGGTAAGGTCCGCAATGTCCTGGCTGCTCATGGTGAGCGGCCGGTCGTTGATTGTCGGCATAAGTTGCTGCATACTTCCTCCTATCTCGTCCACAGAACCCCGGTAGGCCTGCCAGCCCATGACCCGGGGTTTTGTCTTTTCTAGGCGGTCACTTCCGCCCGTTTCGGTGCCAACACTTCCCTGACTCCGTTATGGTCAGCAGGGCTCACCACTCCATTTACTTCCAACTCATCCATGAGATGGCTCGCCCGGTTGTACCCAATCTTGAAAACGCGCTGGATTCTGCTGATCGATGCTCGCCGGGATTCGGTAACGAGCTGCACGGCTTCGAAGTACAGCGGGTCAGCGCCCTCCCCATGCACAGGCATGACGGCCGATGTGTCCGGCCCGGATGCCATATCCACTCCGATCACCAAGGGGTCATCCTCAACAATCGCAGACCGATCCTCGCCGCCCAGCGCTTCCAACAACGCCGGAATCATTCGCTCCAGCTCCAGAGTCATCAGGCAGAACCCGGCGTCGAACTTCGCCAAAGCGTCGTCGGCATCAACGTCATCCAGCTGGTCTTTCAGCGTGTCGCCAAACTTCACGCGGGTGATCGCCAGGGTTTCATCCAGGCAGAAGGAAACGTTGTCATCCCAGGTCAGGGCCACTTTGGTGACCTGCATCCCGGCTTCCAGGTGGTTTCGTACTTCGTCGGCCTTCAGGTCCAGGCCGCGGGCAATCACCTTGCCGCCGTCTTCTGAGGGGTCAGCCATCCAGCAGTCGGCGCCAAGTACCGCCACATCGGGCAGATCAATGGTTTCGTTAATCCAGCCGGTAAAAGTGAAAGCCGGGGCTTGCTCAACAACAGGCGGGCGCACAGGCAGAGAGCCGAGCGACTTGCGCAGCGTGCTGGCGAAATCTTCCGCCGCTTTGGCGCTACCGGCGTCAACGATCAGGTAACCATTTCTCGCGGACAGGTAGCCGTAGGTCTTGCGGTTACGCGGGAATGCCTGGGGCAACATTTCCAGAATCACCTGTTCCCGGATCTCGTCTTTCTCTTTCCGGCGCACCTTCCGGCCCTGCTCGATCTCGATGGCTTCGGCGCGCTCTTCAACGAATTCCTTGACCACCGGGCCTGGCAAAATCTTCTCCTGGTGCTGAAGACAGATCAGCAGATCACCATTGGCGGCGTGCACCAGCTGTTCACTGTGCTTGCCCAGCGGCGTACACCAGCCGCGGCGGTTCTGCTCTTGTGGACCACACGGCTTGAAGGCATCCGCCTGCAGTTTTTCCTCCAGCAGCTCGGCGGTGATCTCGATTGGCCGGGTGAAACGGAACATTCGGATATTTCTGAAAAACATGTGATCCCCCAGTTTGTTGTTCCTCGAATCCGTAGAAAGGGCCTCAGTCAGAAGCCCTTTCCGGCTTCGCGCTCTATCGAGCGATTCATTTAGGCGGTGTCAGGGCCGCGTATACCGGTGGCGGCAACGCCAGCTGCACCCCCGGGCAGCACTTCCACTCTGGATACGGTGACCTTGGAATTGGAGCTGCCGCCCCCGATCACGTGCACCCCGCCGGGTGACCCTGGCAATCGTTCCGGTTGGATCAGGCTTTCAGTTACTTCATCCAGGCCATAAACCGGAGTAGTCACAGCGGATTGCTCCGCCGGAACGAGCTGCAGAGCGTGTTCTTCACTCACTTCCGCAGCAGCTGGCGCTGATGCCAGTGAACACAACGCAAATACCGCAGAAGCCGATAAGAGAAGTGCAATTCTCCGTCGTGCCATCCGATGTACCTCGTCGTCAGTTGCCGGGCTTCAAGGCGGGCCCGGATTCGCCTCGTCGGTTTTCAACATGCAGCTTGTCATCGCTGGTGATGCCATTGGCATCGGTGAAATGCCCCCTTGGAAGGTTCCCGCTTTAGACGGAAAGGACATTTCCCGATGCCGGCTCCACCTGGAGCCAAACCACTGGGTGTTTATCCACCCCCAAACAACCGGGTAATCCGCCAGCCCGAATTTGTTGAAATAGACTCATCACGCTGCTTCTCCGTCACGCTTGCTCAGCGGGAGGCCGTCGGCAGGATGTGGGTAGATATCTGGACGAAGTTCATGCGGCGTCACCGCCCAATCGACACTTCTCGATACAGGTATGACAAACTCCGCAGGAACGGCATGGTCTCGATTGAGCCAGTTCCAGATGTATGGCTGCGATAGCCCTAGACTTTTCGCTAAAAGTGTTTGGCTGCCTGCAATCGAAATGGCCTTTCTCAGGGCTTTCGTACTCATCAATGCCTCCCTCCGCATCGGCACAATAACAACACTAGTTGTTTTTGTTGTCAACAGTTGTTGTTGGACGCTTTTATAACATTTGTTTTAAATTGGGTTTTTATGCACTTGAGGTCGCAATGGCATTAGGACAGAGACTCAAAGAAGCCCGGCAAGCTGCGGGCATGTCCCAGAGCGAATTGGCTGAGGCTGTCGGAATGACGCAGGCTGCTATTGGCGCGCTCGAAATAAGAGACAGCAAGCAGTCAAGCAAAGCCTCGGAACTGGCCAGAGCACTCAACGTAAGCGTTGATTGGCTACTCACGGGCGAAGACGACTGCAGAAGCCTAGAAACCATTCAGCTCGCAAGGGTAATCCGCGATACTGCTGCCAAATATCGTCGTCCAGAAGATAAGGATCTCACTGATTTTGAGATCTATAAGCGCGTTCAAGATGAGATCTCCGCAAAGCGTGAGGACACGGCGGTCGATGCGTCAGTGAGGAGCGCTATCGGTAAGGACGAAACCGCAAGAGAAATCGTCCGAGAACTCCGCCAGCCGAAGAAAGACGAGCTTGAATTCTTCGGGCACATGGACGCTTGGGATAGCCAAACGCCATTGGATGAGGATGAAGTGGAATTGCCTCTATTCAGAGAAGTCGAGCTGGCGGCCGGTGCGGGCGCCACTCAGGTGATTGAGAATCACGGCGCAAAGCTACGTTTCGCAAAGTCCACGTTGAGCCGGGCCGGCGTTCCAGCTGAAGCCGCGGCCTGTGCCTTTGTGCGTGGCAACTCCATGGAGCCGGTCATGCCGGATGGTACTTGTGTTGGCGTGAACACTGCCGATAAGACCATCAAGGATGGCGAGATCTACGCGATCGACCACGGTGGCATGCTTCGGGTGAAGTATTTGCACCGCCGACCAGGTGGCGGCATCAAGATCGTGAGCCAGAATGCGAGCGAGCACCCAGTTGAAGAAGTGACTGCTGAAGAAATGGCAGCCAATGTACGCGTGATCGGGCGTGTGTTCTGGTGGTCTGTGTTGCGTTGACCGCAGAAGTAATGGCTTGTTTGAATCGACAATTTCGTGAATGTCATCTGACAAACGCCAATTAAGCGTATAAAATGCGTTCCAAACTATGAGGTAAGGGGCGGAAATGGAGAACGTCCAGTTCGACAGGAAGAATGCGAGCCACTCTTTAGCAGAGGTCGCATTGGTTATAGCGTTTGAATCGCCACTGGCGGGAGAGCGCTTACAAAAACTGAAATTTCTACCAGCAGCCTTCAAAGATCAGTTCCCTGCAGCCTCCGAAAACAAGGAGCTCAGCCTTTCCGTGACAGATGGGCGATCTTCTACTGTTACGTCATTCAATGGTTGGACGTTAGAAAAGAAGGATTTAGAGACAGACCTTGTAGAATGGCAGCTTATAGTCGAGAAAAACCGAATCGTCGTGAAAGGTTTTGAATATTCGACTTGGCCAGAATTTAAGAACGAACTGCTCGCTCTATTTGAGCGCCTGTCAGAAGAGCTAGACCTGAGACACCTGCATACAAAGGAAGTGGTTATCCAGTTCGTGGATCGTTTTCACTGGATGATATCTCCCGAAGAATATCGATTGGATAAGTTTTTCAACCCTGAGAGCAGTTACCTACCGTATGCAGCGAAAAGGGGCGGCCCTCTTTGGCACTCTTTCCAGGGCTGGCTCAAGGAAGAAGAGGGCCTTCGTGTTATAGTGAACTTAAATCTTTCGACACAAACGCCCGCGGAACGGCCACACCGTACAGAGATCCTGCACTCACTTCGGGCAATTGGTCATGAGGGATACGATGGCTTCTCAGAACTTGACAGTAAATTAATCAGTCAGATACTTGATATAGCTCACATCGACAATAAGAGTACGATGCAGGGTCTTTTGAACGAAGAAGCTTCCACGTCTATAGGGCTCTAGATATGCAAACTTATGCAGAGTTTCAGGCGGCTGACACCATTCTCTCTGGAATAAAAGATGAGGAACCTATCGAAAAGAAAGCGGTTCCCGTAGGTTTTCTGGACGAAAGGTTTGGCTGCGTCGTGCAAACTCGTTGTCATAGCCCGAGCCTCAGCTTTACCACTCTGATGGCAGACTCACCTGCGCTTGATGATCTAGAGGCTTTCATAAACAAGGTAGAGTCCTTTACCACGGTCAAGGAGATTTGGAACCTTGAGCGTGGACTGGCTCAAAACGCTGACGAAGTCGTGAGCAACCTGGCAACAATTTGTGACATCCCTATGGTAGGCCATGTTAAGCGCTTCTTGTCATTAAATTCAGACCTATGCGAAGCGGCTTGGGACGTTGCGCGGTTCGCTAGCGAATTGAGCGAAATAAAAAGCCTTCGCCTTGAAGTTTCTAAAGATATTGACTCATCTATCGAAAGGCTTTGTCTAAATTGCTTTCTTGATTCTGACGACATGGATCTGTGGGATCAGGTTGAGGATAGAATTCTGCAGTCTGCTTTCGAAAAATGGGCGACTGTGAATAGAACCAGGATGTTTGTATCGCTATCTCATGTTGACGAACTTTGAAGGCAAGCAGTTTTTAGATGCCGCAGAACAGATTCTTAGAATCGAGAACCTGACAGAGGAACTTGTCAGGACCTCGGTTGGACGCTTCTATTACGCAGCCTTTCTGGAAGCTAGGGAATCAGCACGGATTACGAACAACAGCGGTAGCGTCCACGAAGACGTTATCAGATATTACTCGTCTCGGAATCCCACGCTCTCAAACAGGTTGGTCTCCCTTAAACGCAAAAGGGCGAAGGCCGATTACGACTTGTCCGACTCTGTAACGGAAAGGGATGCGCGAGATGCGAAGCGACTAGCTTACAAAATAGTATCCAGCCTAAACGAGCGTCCCAAGCGCTAAGACGCGCTTCCAGATTATCACCAATCCCAGCCGGCAATGTTCGGCGCTTCAATATTTCCTGAAAGCCACCACACGTTTGGCATTAGCCAACTCTTTTAATTTGAATGGTTCCAAGCAGTTGCTGCATATATCCCGGAAAACAATGCATGCGCAAATGCCACACGTCGATAGAGTCGCTATTGAAAGATAGGCTCTCTTGGTGGACACGCCGACACCATCTGCCTAGAAGCCGCGTCCAAACCGGATATGTCAAACACCGAAGTTAAATCACCGCCCATCGAGATGTCCCTGTGCAATCGAACAACCAGCTTGTCGCTTTGAAGGAGCTTGAAAAGAAACTCGTTCTCGTCCTTTGGATAAAACGTCATTCTGGGATTGCTGGAGGATATCCAAGTGCTGGTCTCCGCTTCGCCTTCACCAATTCGAATTGTTACTCGCAGTGAACTCTCGTCAACTGGAACTCCCCAAAGGACAGCTATCTCCAAAGTCCTATGTGTACATCTCAAAAAGAGTGTACGCCGGCCGTCATAGCCATAATATGAATCTCGCTCTTCTACTTCATCTAATGCCAAGATTGTAGTGACCCTATCACTAATGGGATCCACTTTAGAGCCAACGCGCCACTGCTTTGCTGCTGCTTTAGCTTCGGCAACCTGGGCGAAATAAGAGCTTGCAGCAGTGTCAAAACACTGGAGTCGAGCTATATCATTATCGATGTTCCGACATCGCCCAACTTCCTCAGAAAGACTGCTGGCCTGAGCATAAGTCCCTAAAGACCACACCAGCATTAGCGGCAGTACCGCGGCTCTCAGTCCTCGCACAGACCTTCTCCCTTTTCTCCTTTTCAGTCTTTAAATAGTGCCCTATTCACAAAGCTCCGTCATCTGCTGTCGATAACGGGCATAGTCAGCCTTTGAAGGCTCCAGCGCATACATCTTCACTATCCTCACAAATCGACTGACGTACTGGCACTTGCTAGACGGCGGTAACCAGCTTTCCGGGCCCTGGGCGCCTTTGCTGCGGTTCAGGCTGGCCTCTACCGGTATCAGGTTTACCGGATCGTTTGCGAATTTCTCCCGCTTTTCCTTCGTCCAGGAGCTGGCGCCGTGATCCCAGGCCCACTTCAGGGGCACCACATGGTCAATATCAATATCGCCGGCGTTCTGTATCACGTTGCCGGTAAACACGCTGATCCAGCGGCCTGTGACCACCCTGCACCGCTGCTCATCCGCAAACTTCACGGGCGTTGTTGAAGTCGAGATCAGGGCCTCTGCCCTACTGTCTTGGCAGTCTCCGTCTGCATCATCCCATCCGTGGCCGAACTGGGCTCTGTCATAGCCAGGGCTGGCGGGTTGCCGGCTGATCGGCTCTGCATTGGCAATTGCCGGGTACCCGCTCAGGCTCTTTGGCAAACGCCCTCCAGACTGAAGGCACGCATAAACCGAGTCGAAAGCCAGGTAACTCTTTGTGCGCTCGTAGTGAGAGCTGGCTGGCGGATGACAGATTCCGGACTTCGACTTTTTGACCAGCTGGGCCGCAGCGCTGGCCGACCCGAACACCAAACAGACAACAACAACTTTGAGCAAAACTCTCAACTTCACGCCCTCCCCTCTTGAGGCGCGCAACGATACCTCATTTCCCAGTCGGTCAAAAACAACTTAAACAACATTTGTTGTTGACACATGAAACAACATCTGTTGTTATTGTTGTTAGTGCAATGACGGAGAGAGTTGTCATGACCCGCAAATTGAAACCGAACTATCCGCGAATGGAAGTGGAGCTTGCCGAGCAGGAATCGCTGCCGCCGCGCCGGGCCGAAGTCGTGATGCTCGCCGCACGCGGAATGAGCGCTAAAGAGATTGCCCGGGAGCTGGGCATTTCACCGGAAACCGTGAACTGGCATCTGGATGAAGCCAAAGACCAGTTCCACGCACACAGCCGGGTCGATCTGATCTGCCAAATGTGGATGCACGGGATTCTCCAGGCGCGGGTCATGAGCTGCGTGCTCGTTTGCTTCCTTTGCATCCTTTCCACCTTCCCCATGGCCAGAACCAGCCGCCCTAACCAGAACAACCGTCAGGTGGTGAGCGTCGTTCGGATTGGCCGGAAGGAAGTTGCCGCGATTATCGGAGGGCTTCACTGATGACTTCCAAGTTTCATGTGGCGCGCCAGGAGGGCGTTAAGGGGCAGAGCGCTGTCGCCCCTCTTTTCTCCCTGATTGCCCGCATCACCAAACGCAATCCCCTGCGATCTTCCCCGGCTCAGCAAGTAGTCGAGCCGGTCTTTTTGCAGGCCGCAGAGGGCGAATCCGGGTTCTACGAAATCCCAGCCTACATTCGCAAGCGCATTTTCCGGATTGACGACGACAACCGGGCCCGGCTGGCAGCTTATGCCGAACGCGTTCGGGCCCACTTTGAGGATGCTGCGTGATGGAAGGCTACAACCCCCTATACGACATCCTGATCCTCGGCATACCGACACTTGCCATTGGGTTCTACCTGGTCTGGAACTGGGCTTACAACAAACTGGAGGCGAGAAAGCCATGGAACAACTGAGAATCCACAGCGAAATTCTGATGATCGTGAGCCTGGTGATGCTGATCAACGATCTGAACTCCGACAAGACGCTGCACATTTCCGTCACAGACAAGCGGGTGAGCCTCACCTGTTTCGATTGTCACGACAAGATTGAGTTTCAGCGTGATGTTTACGCCTGGGCCCGCCAGCAGCCATTCCTTCCGAAGTTGCGGGTTCTTCGGCATGAGCTGGAACAGATCCGGGATGCGGAGTTCGCACAGAAAGCGGCGGAGGTGTCGGCATGAGCCAGTTCGCTCTTGATCTCGGCCATGAGCTTGTTGTGGATCTTTTCGCCGGCGGCGGCGGTGCCTCCTGCGGCATCGAACAGGGTATTGGACGGCCGGTAGATATCGCCGTTAACCACGATCCCATGGCCGTGGCGATGCATGAAGCCAACCACCCTGGCACAACCCACTTCTGTGAAAGCGTGTTCAGCGTCAACCCGGTTGCCGTTACTGGTAACCAGCCGGTCGGGCTGCTGTGGGCTTCACCTGATTGCACGCACCACAGCAAAGCGAAGGGCGGAAAGCCGGTTTCGGCAAAGCGCCGGGGTTTGGCATGGGTTGTTGTTAAGTGGGCGCGCCGGACACGCCCCCGGGTAATCATGCTGGAGAACGTCGAGGAATTTGAAGATTGGGGTCCAGTGATCCCGAAGAAAGGGCCTGACGGCTCGATCTTGAGATTCCCAGACGGAAAGCCTCAGCTGGTGCCCTGCCCCGAGCGCAAAGGTCAGGAGTTCCGAAAGTTCGTCGCTCAGCTGGAGCGAATGGGCTACCAGGTGGAGTGGCGGCAACTCCGGGCCTGTGACTACGGCGCCCCGACAATCCGCAAGCGGCTGTTTCTGATCGCCCGCCGGGATGGCAAGCCCATCGTTTGGCCGAAGGCAACACACGGTCAGCCCGGCTCTCTGCCAGTGCGCCGCGGAAAACAGAAGCCATACCGAACCGCTGCGGAGTGCATTGACTGGAGCATCCCCTGTCCGTCGATCTTTGAGCGCAAGAAACCGCTGGCTGCCAACACCATGCGGCGGATTGCCCAAGGTATGAAGCGCTTTGTCATTGAGGCTCAGGAACCGTTCATCGTTAAGCCGAACCACACGGCATCATGGTATGACCAATTCCGAGGCCAAGGCCTGACCCAGCCACTTCAGACAGTGACGGCATCCCATGGTTTTGCGCTGGTAACCCCTTACGTCACCAAGTTTCGCAATGGCGCTATCGGCCATCGCGCTGACGAGCCGCTTCACACGATTACGGCAAACAGCTTTGTGAAGCGACCAGGCGGCGCTGCTCCCATCGGTCTGGTTGCACCAACAATGATTGCGATAGACCACGGAAGCGCACGCAGCGGCTGCAACTGGAGCGCTCAAGAACCGCTGACGACCATCACCACCGAAAACCGTCACGCGCTTGTCACGGCATTTTTGGCCAAGCATTACGGGGGCGTTGTGGGAATCCCGGTCACTCAGCCTACGGGCACAGTGACAACCATTGATCACCACGCCGTAGTGGCAGCGCACATTCAGCGGCAGTTTGGTAGCAGCGTCGGCAACGATGCCCGAGACCCACTCGGGACAATCACGGCTGGTGGAGGGGGCAAGTCCGCGTTGGTTGCCGCCTTTATGGCGCCCTACTACGGCAGCGGTTCCGGCGAGACCGGACGAGACCTGCGGGAGCCTGCACCTACAGCAACCACCAAAGACCGGCTGCAATTGGTTACGGTCCAGATCGACGGCGCCACTTACGTGATCACGGATATCGGCATGCGCATGCTGCAGCCGCATGAGTTGTTCAAGGCTCAGGGCTTCCCAGATGACTACGTGATCGCACCAGAGTTTCAGGGTAAGCCAATTCCGAAATACGCCCAGGTGCGCATGTGCGGCAATTCCGTCCCGCCTGTATGGCCAGAGGCCTTGGTGAAAGCGAACTTCAAACACGAACGGAAGCTGGAGGCGACAGCATGAACTTCAACGATCCCTCAGAGTTCGGCAAAGCGTTTGCGCGCCTGGTGACAGACCCCAAGGAAATCCGGGACGCCTTTGAAGCCGACCAGCTGGCAGAAGACAACTTCGACCTGATGACCGCCGAAGTATTCCAGGCACCGGACGGCGAGCACTTTGAAGTGGCCTATGTCCGCGAAGACGGCATCCGGGTCACCGATCAAGGCCGCTGGCTCTCCCCCGAGGAATGGGCCCAGTGCCGCCAGGTACAAGTTCAGAAGAAACCGGAGGCCTGATATGTGCAGCCTGAAAGATCTGACAAGCAACGAGTTGCTGGCCCTCGATGAAGACATCCTGCAGCGCCTGACCTTACAGCGCGCGATGGCCGCGAACACCCGGGCAGTGCTGGAGCTGGAACTGGGCATCAGCGATCGCACCATCAGCAACATCGAGGCCGGCCAGTACGAGCACGTTTGCCCCTACAAGGTCTCTGCCGAGATCCGCCGAGAAGTCCGGGCCCGCCGAAAGCTCTGGCACATGGGCAACGAGGCCATGCAGAGGTTCACGATTGAAGCCCTGGTTAAGCGCCATCGAGTAAGCAGCCGGGTTATCGAAAACCGGATCCGTTGCTTGAAGACAGTGGCCAACCGGGTGGAGGTGCAGGCGGCATGAACCAGATGGCTCTGATCGAAATGCCAAAAGCCGCGGGGCCGGTCATCCCACCAGTCGGGTACTACTTGGACCGACCCGGCATGCGGGAGCTGGTTCAACCGATTATCCCGGGAGTAGTGAGCGGAATCATGCGCGCACTGAAGCGAGGAGCGGCTGGCCGCCAAGAGCTGCACCGGGCGGCATGCCCATACATCTGCTCACACACTCTGGGCAAGCACCTGGACATGCTTATTCAGACCGGTTTCGTAACCGAGACCCACAATTTCAACGCGCAGCTTTGGGAAGAACCGGCCCTGTATTCCCTCGCCGGCGGTAATGCCGGTGCCGCAGGATTCATGATGCCCATTGGCTGGGAAGGCGGGGCGTGAGCTGCGACAAATGCAGCGCCCTACTGGAGCGCCTGAGCAAACTGCGTGACCGGAAAGACTACTACGTGCGCGAGAACAAAAGGCTTCGGGCGCAGGTGCGAAATCAGCGCAAGAAGCTGAACGAATGGGAGAAGAAGCATGGCAATGACGTTTGAAGAGTACGAGGAAAAGCACCTGCACGACCTCAATCACGAGGCCAGGCGGCTTGTTCGCATGGGGTGGAATGCCCGGGCCAGCCATGGCGAAAACGATCAAAAGCTTACCGATGAGCAAGTGGATGAAAGCGTATACCTAGAATGGGCTCAGTCAGTTAACGAAGAACTGGACCCCCACGGAATCGGATTTTGTGAAAAGGATCTGGCGGAAAAAGCCAGGGCGCTTGTTAACAAGGTCTCAGCAGTCCAACAGACCGGCAGTGCAGACCATCTTCCTGACGCCACGCAAATGGTCCAGGGCGATGTGCAACTCATGGGTGAAGTCACTGATGAAGAAGGCAACACCTACTCGCCAGCCATGGTCGTCGAGTTTCCCACAGTCGAGGACTTCCTCGCAGCCAAGAAGGCTGGCCAGTGCCGCTTTACGGTGTTTGGGGGTGAGGCGTGAGCAACGAAAAACCAATCCTGTTCAAAGACGAAATGATCCGGGCGATTCTGGAGGGGTGGAAGACGCAGACTCGGCGGATTGTGAAGCCTTGTAAGTGCAAAGACTCACTGTGCGAGCTGGCGCCCCATGAAATAGCTGGTGAGATAAACCGGGGGCATTACAGAAATTGCCCCTACGGCAAGCCCGGTGACCGGCTGTGGGTGCGGGAGAATTTTCTGCAGCTCATGCACGGGCAGGTAACCGATGGGCGTGTGAAGTATTGCGCAAGCATCGACCCTCGCTCAACCGGAACGCCAAAGAACGACGGTTACTGGTGGCGCAAGCGCCCATCCATCCACATGCCCCGCTGGGCCAGCCGAATCACGCTGGAGATCACCGATGTTCGGGTGGAGCGGTTGCAGGATATTAGCTCGGCAGATGCCAAGGCTGAAGGCGTGGCTACGCCGGACCTGAACGATTGGTGCGACGACAGCAAATGGGTTAGCCAATTCGCTTGGCTGTGGCGATCGATCAACGGCCCTGACTCGTGGGACGCCAACCCCTGGGTGTGGGTAATAGAATTCAAACGCATCGATCAGGAGGCAAAGGCTGCATGAACATCGAACTAAAACCAATCGCAGAATCCAAAGTCCGCCAGCTCGGCGGTGACGTTTGCGGGGTGCTGGTGCGGACGCAGGACAGCGAGGTAATGGCTGTGTCCGAGCATGGCCGGTGCACTCGTCTTGATGCTGGGGTTATGGGGCCGGTTGACGGTGCTCAGGGTGGCCAGGGTGCGGAAGTTGTGGCGTGGGCCAGCCCCTTGCCTGACGGTACCGAACAGGTCACGAAAGAGTTGCCAGAGAGAATCTACGGCGTGGTACCGAAAGACTATCAGTGGTATGTGCGCCCTCTCGTATACGCCGACACCCAGCCCCAGCCCGCCGTGCCGGAGGGGTGGAAGCTGGTGCCGGTTGAGCCTACAGGCGATATGGAAGAAGCCGGGTGCCAAGGATATATGGAGGCAGATGGCAACTGGGTAATGCACAGATCGTCAATGGGCTTTGCCTACAAAGCCATGCTGGAGGCTGCCCCTACCCCCACCACGCCCCAGGCTGATGGGCGAATCGATCACCAGTGCGAACGCTGCGGCCACAAGTGGAGCAGCAACGATCTGATGGATGATTGCTCGGTGTGCACTAAACCAGCCGGACAGGAGGGCGCGTAATGGCAAAGGCAATAGCGCGACTCTGCGATATGAGAGAAGGCAAGGCCCTTCAGTTATTCGTTGAAGATGATGGCGATGTGATCGTGTCCGTTATCTCAGAGAATGGGATCTATGCAAAAGGCGCCCAATTCTGCGTTTCTGGATCTCAGTCACGCCGCACGGTTCGTGCATTACATGAGCTTTTCGAGGCGATGGCCGAAGACGAGAAATCACTGCCTCATGGCGTTGGTATGAAGTTGGAGGGCGAAGGCGATGAGCACTAAATACAGAAACAGTCGGGATGTGCCTCTGGGTACCATCATCACTCGCCTGAACGAGCTGTCTGATGCCGTAACCGGTGGCCGCGAATCTCAAGCAGTACAGTTCACGATGCGCATTCCGGCTGAGTGTGACCGGGATGCAGACCTGGTTATTGGTGAGGCAGCAGCAAGGCTCGCAAAGCTGGGGCGAGTGCGGGAGCTTGCGGAAAAGATAAGAGATATTGCTATCGACTCGCCTGCATCCAACAACATGCAGCTGATCTACCGCCTGGCATGCCAACAAGCCGACGAGATCGAGAAAGCGGGAGGTGAGCATGCTTAAAGCCTATAGCTTCCATGACGGCGAGCCTATTGATGGCGCTGTCTTGGTATTCGCGCACAACTTCCAGAAAGCAAAGAAGATTGCCTACCGAGCAGTCAATTCGTGGACCGGCTGCGAGTTCATTGATGTAAAGGGTCACTGGATCAGGAACGATGCATGGCTGAAAGCGAACGCAGCGAACCAGGAAAAACTGGCCGCTGACGAACCTCACGTGATCGACAACCCGCCCACCTGTAAGGGGTGCGAATTGTGGCATGACGAACTTGACGCCTTCGGTTATTGCGAGACCTGCACCGAGGAGCGTGAGGAAGAAGAAGCCGAGCGGGCGGGAGGTGAGCATGGCTAAGTATCAGCATGGGGAATTGATCGTCTTGTATTTCGACGAATACAACCACCCCGAGTACATCAAGGGCGAAGTTACACTGAAGGAAGCCCAAAATGCCGTGAGCAAACATTTTGGTGATGACAAAGTGGTTACCGAAATAGCGCACAAGTACGCATTTTGGGGCGTTGGTCAGGATGAAATGGGCGAGCCCTGCCAGGTCCTCTATGACCGTGACGAGCCAGGGCGAGGCCGGTTCAAGGTGACAGAGTGCGCGTGCCATTGGGCTGATGCAGGAAGAGTGGGAGGTGAGCAGTGAGCAGAATCCCACTTAGCGACTGGAAGGAAAAGAACTACCCGGGCAAATGCCCGAGCATGCGCACCTGCCGGAATTGGGCCAATGATGGCTTGATCCCGGGCGCGGTTAAGGTGGGTGGTCTATGGTTCGTGGATGAGTCCATTGAGAAACAGGCCAATGGCAACAACCGGGTGGCAAGGATACTGGCAGCGTAATGGCACCACGTAAGCGGCTTCGCCGAAACACGGATCTCCCCGATAACCTTTACCCCAACAAGGTTGGCGGGGTGATCTATTACCGCTACAAGCGGCCAGATACCGGCACCTTCCACAGTCTCGGAACGGTCAAAGGCCAGGCAATTGCAGATGCCCGCCAGCTGAACGCCATCCTGATGAAACCGGCCGATCGTGTCGGTCAGGTCCTGGGCACGGCTGAACAAACAATGTCGCACCTTATCGGCCGATACCGGAAAGAGTTTCTGCCAGAGCAAGCGCTGGCGCCGAGTACCGTGAAGCTGATCGGTTACAGGCTCAACCGTTTTGAAAAGGATCTGGGCGACAAGCTGGTGGAATCCATCGATGTGAAGGCATTGGCCGAGTACCTGGACGACAACTTCAAGCGCGATGCCTACATCAAGCACCGGACCACACTGATCGACCTGTTCCGATTTGCCCAGATGAAAGGCCTGTATCCGTCCGATCTGGATAACCCGGCAGCGGTCACCTACCCCAAGGCCAGCTACGAGAAACAGCGCCAGAGGATGACCCTGGAACAATTCAAGGCCATCCATGCCATCGCGCCGGCGTGGATGCAGAACGCTATGGAGCTCGGCCTGGTGACACTCCAGGGGCGAACCGAAGTCATCAACATGCAGTTCTCAGACTTCGACGAAAAGACCGGTGTGCTTCGCGTGGTTCGTCAGAAGGTGAAGAAGCACGAACATGCCTACCTTGAGATTGAAAGCCCATGGCTCAAGGGCATCATTGCCCGGGCGCGGAAATCCGATGTGGCCAGCCCGTACATCGTGCACCGGGTGCCGGTGCGCAAGAACGAAGCACAGGACCGCCAGCACTGGACCCAGTTAACGGCCAACCATTTCTCTGCCGAGTTCCGGAAGTGGCGGGACAAGACCAAGCTGTTTGACGATGTGCCGAAAGAGCAGCGCCCTACTTTTCACGAGATCCGGGCCTTGGGCTCATGGCTCTACAAGAAGCAAGGATTCGATACGGAGAGCTACGTTCAGCCGCTCATGGCTCACGCCACGGAGGCGATGACAGAGCATTACCAGAAGGGCCACGAACAGGAATGGGTGCGGGTAAAAGCAGAGCTGGACATCACTAAATTACTGCCGAGGTGACTGGATTTATACAGTGCGTAATTCCCTGATTTCCTTGGTTTCCCCTCTTGCCGTCATTGCCTGCCGGCATTAAGGAGGTTTCTCTTTGACTTCATGCACTTAGCGCCGCAATGTCGGCACCTTGACATGGTAGAGGTCCGCGGTTCGAATCCGCGTGGTCCTACCAATCCTGCAGAAGAAGTCGCTTACAGCTTTGCTGGGCGGCTTTTTTTGTGCCTCGCATTTGCTGTTAGCAGTCGTA